GCCATGTAATGACTAACATATACAACCTAATCATGGACAGCAGGTACAACCCACTGCGTCACATACCTGACAACAACACACGGCATCTAGTTATGCAACTTCTTGCATGGATGTGGTGCATTATCTTCAGCATGTGGATGGGTAGCATCGTGGTGTTTGGCATCAGTGCCATAGCCCATGCCCTGCTGATAGCTGGCGTGTTCATCACGGCAGGTGTATTTGAAACAGCCAAGCGTAAGCCGCAATACTTTGGTGGTCTTGGCAGAGGTAATGGAGGTGAGCATGAATAAGGAACTACCATTTGACCATGAGCCTAGCTTTGACCATTGGGCAAAATGTATTGCCGATGAATGGATTGCAACAGGTGAGTGTACTTATTGGGATTATGCTTATGAACAGGCGTGGCATGCACTGGAAGCTGAATACAATATAGAATACACCACTCAGCATATTACGACTATGCATATCAATAGAGGTGAGTAGGATGAATTGCTGGCACTGTAACACAAAGCTAATATGGGGTGGCGATCACGATTTAGAGGAAGAGGAATACGCTATGGTTACGAATCTACACTGTCCAGACTGTAAGTCTGAAGTCTATGTATATTATCCGATTGAAGTATTGGAGAGTGACGATGAATATTAATGGAGGTGAGCATGAATGAAGTAACGCTTTTACTTGATACAAACAAACCAGACAATCCTTACATCAGATTGCATATGATACTTGATATGTTAGAGAATGTGCCAGATGATTATGTCATAGACAAGGCGTGGATTGGACGAGAGTTGCAGGAGATATTTGATATGTTTGTATCGGTAGCAGAGGAGAAGTATTTATGAGTAAATACTGGCACAAAGCAAAGCACTACTACCTGACACATGACGGAATTGAGATGTTTTTGTTCGCATGTATATGGGCCAGCATAGGCTGGATGTTGTATCACTTTATAATCGGATTGATTGGGAGGTTTATGTAATGAATAGGTTTATCATAGAAGATAATCCCGATGCTATAGCACGTTCACTGTGTGACCAGCACATTGTCAAGATGCCATTAGAGGAAGCACAGATGCTATGTACAGCAGTGTGGGAACTTGAGCCTAGATGGGCAGAGAAGTATGACTTGTACAAACCTGTGCATAAAAAGCATCCCTGCACACTGTGGGTGATGAAGTCATCAGGTAACTTTTCTTTTGCTTTTGCTTTGTATGATGCAATGTTGAGGGAGTATACATTCCGCTACGGCAAAGAACATGGTGCAGGTAAACACAGGAAAACATTGAAAGGTTTGCGTTTTATTGCACCTCTCATACCCACCACTCGTGAGCCTGTGTTCCTACAGAAAGACCCACTTAGCCCATACACAGGGTTGACTGCACACCCACAATGCTTCAGTGGACACGATGACTGTAAGACAGATGAGCCGTGGCCTATCGTTGCGTATCGTAAATTTTACAGAGTTGACAAACTGCGTTTTGCTAGGTACAACAAGGGTAGAGATATGCCCACATGGATGAAAGGAGAATAACAATGGAAGTAACTAATGAGCAACGCCTTGAATTACTCAAGGCACACAATGACCTGAAAGATATCTTGCAGACTATATTTGACTGCCAAGATTTATGGATGTCTGATGTAAAAAAGCTGGAACGTATACAGTATGACTTACACCGCATCTTCAAGTTCGTACCCAAGAAGGATGAGGACGGACATCGTATGCACTATGCAGATTGGATACTAGATGAGGAAGATGAAGATTGACTTTTGTTTTTTTATCTGGTACAACAGACTATCAATTGACACTAAATCATTCCCAAGTTGGGAACTAACAGAAAAGGAGAACTAAACATGCCTTTAGATTTTACAGCGGAAGAACTACTTCCTGAGAACCTTAACTTTGATGTTCAATTTGAGCCAACCAAAGTTTCAGACAAGAAATACGTTATCAACGGTGTTACAGGTGAGTACATTGGTGTTGTCGGTGACAGCTTCACATGTGCCAGCCACGGTGCATTCTTTGAGGGTGTACACAACACCATGACGGAGACACTAGGCGAGGATGAGTGCAACGGCATGAATATTCGCTGGAAAGATGCACGTAACAATGCTTGGGTGATGATGGATATGCTTTTGCCTAATGTAACAAGCAAAGTTATCACCGATAAGCACGAAACTACGGTGTCGCAGCGTGTTATTGCCCTACACGGTATTGATGGTAGCTGTTCCAATATGGTTTTCTTTGGAGCCATCGACTTCTTTTGTACAAACGGTATGATTAGAGGTGAACACGACAAAGTGAGACGTAAGAATACGTCAAACTTTAGCATGGACAGGTTTATCACTGATCTACAACGCTCTAAGCAAGACTTTTATGCACAGTCACGGCGTTTACAAGAGTGGGCCGATACAAAACTGACAGGTGTTGATATCAAGGCTTTACTTGAGACAATCTTGAAGTCTGATCGTAAAGCTGAGAAGATGTACACTTTGTACAGGCAAGAGGTAGTCAATCGTGGCAACAATGTGTTCAGCTTGTATAGCGCATTCACAAACTACGCCACGTATGCAGATGAGCGTAACGGCTTCCAACTGCGTAACACTGGAAATGATACTAATGCAGTGTCAATGTTCCAGCGTGAAAACCAAGTGTCTCAGTGGATTGAAACACCTGCATTCAAGCAACTGGTAGCGGCATAATGTCGCTCCAGCCTATTATAGATGATTACTATTCATCGTATGATTACAGTGTCTTAGCAGATGAAACTAAGAAACAGTATCAATACTTTATAGGGGTCATGTTGCATACAAAGGTGGAGGGCTTGCCCCTCTGCCAGTATGACTTGAAAGATATAACACCACGCACTGCTAGGTTGGCTTATGATACTTGGTGTGAGAAAGGTATTCACATGGCGAATCACGTAATAGCTTCCACAAATACTGCACTCAATCACGGTCTGCGTATGGAACTGTGTATGACCAATCCTTTCGCTATGGTGCGTAAGAGGACCGCTGAGAGGCGTAAGGTTGTTTGGAGTAGGGAGTATGTACAGAAACTGTTAGACGCCGCCTACAGCGATTTTAGCACCCGTAACATAGGTTTGATTGCTCACATGGCATATGAATGGTGTCAGAGATTGGGTGACATGCGACTTCTTAGGTGGAATAACATTGACTTTGAAACACACACTGTTCATCTTGAGCAATCTAAACGTAAAGCCGATGTGCATTTACCTATTGATGATGACTTATATGATATGTTGGTACAACAAGAGAACGACTTTGGTTTTCAACCATATGTTGCACCCCGTCCATACCCTATATCGGGTGAATACAAGCCATATACACTAACTAAATTACCCAAGTACGGTAGGGTACTGATGCAGCAAGCAGGTATACCTGATGAGTTGCGTTTGTCAGACCTACGCCGCACAGGTACAACAGAAATGGTGGAAGCAGGTGTTGGTATGGGACAAATCATGTCGGTTACAGGACATGTAAATCCAAGTAGTGTAAAACCGTACATGAAAAACACGTACAAAAGTGCAAATTATGCATTGACGGAGCGTAAAAAGCATGATACAAGCATGGCAAGTGCCGCAAAGGAAAGTGTATAACATATGTTAAATATATATAACACTATAAGTGATATGGATATTGGTATTGGAGTTACAAAAAGGATGAATTGTCCTAATTGTAACGGGTACAATACTCTTACAATCACAAACAACATGGGTAGTCTTGTATGGAATTGTTACAAGGTTTCTTGTGGTGTTAAGGGTGGCACACGTGTTCACATATCTACGGAAGACATACAAAGTGTATTAAAAATAAATCAGTCCCAAGTTGGGAATGAAAAGAAGGATAACTTTGTTCTTCCACAGTATGTATTACCAAGACGTGATATGCTGTATATGAACAGATGGTGTGCTAGGTGGCAGTTAGATCAAGATGAATTAGGTCTTTTGTACGATGTAAAAGAAGACCGTGTTGTGTTTCCTGTTGTTCACGATGGTAAGATTGTTGATGCTACAGGACGTACACTTAGCAAGCGAATACCTAAATGGAAAAGATATGGAAATAGTGACTTGCCATACGTACATGGTTGTGGTAGTGTCGCCGTAGTTGTTGAGGACTGTGTGAGTGCTGCAGTCGTTGGTAGTGATGTATTAGTTGGGGTAGCTGTGTTGGGTACGTCACTTTCAGAAGCACATAAGCAGTATCTCTCACAGTTCTCGACAGCAGTAATTGCGCTAGACCCTGATGCTTTACCTAAGACACTAGCGTTTGCAAAAGAATTAAGAGGGTACGTATCAGATGTACGTGTTCTAAAATTAAATGACGATTTAAAGTATCGTGACCCAACTGACTTAGAGAAGTTAACCGACATAGGAGATAGATAAATGGAACTTTCACTAATACGCTCTTTGATGGATAAAGAGTTTTATGATGAACATCGTGGGGCTAAATGTCCTGACAGATTGTTCAGTAAGGATGCACGTAAAATAAAACAGGCTATTGACAGTGCAATGGATAGATATGAACGCACTGTGTCGCCCGATGAGATTGAGGCATTGCTCATTGCAAACAATCCTACCTTCACAACAGCACAGAAGAATGCTTACGTGAGCCTGTTTAACAAGATCAAAAAAGAACAGCCTATGGGTGGGGATGTTGCACAAGAAGTATTGTCCAAGTTATTTCAACAGGTGGTTGGTGAGGATATAGCTAATCTTGGCTTTGATTATGTCAACGGTGATAAGTCAAGCCTAGAACCATTACGTCATCTGCTTGAGGTATATGGGGATGACTTCACACCAAATCTTAACGTAGAGTGGGATGACATAGACTTAGAAACATTGCTGCAAAAGAATGATCTTGAGGCACGTTGGTCGTTTAACATCAACACACTTACACGAGTGGTTGAAGGCATTAACTCTGGTCACTTGATTGAGATAGGAGCGAGGCCCAACACAGGTAAGACATCATTTCATGCTTCACTGATTGCATCTCCGGGTGGCTTTGCCCATCAAGGTGCTAACTGCATTATCTTGTGCAACGAGGAAGGCGCACACAGGGTGGGTGCTAGGTATCTTACTGCTGCAACGGGCATGACTATGCATCAGATTAAAGCTGACCCATCGAAAGCAAAGCAGTTGTATGAGCCTGTAAAGGAACGCATCAAGATAAAGGATGCCACAGGACGTGACATGAATTGGGTTGAGAGTATCTGTAAATCATACAAGCCAGATTTAGTTCTGCTTGATATGGGAGATAAGTTTGCACGTACTGCTGGCTTCGCACGAGCAGATGAAGCCTTGAAAGCTAATGCAATTCATGCTAGACAGATAGCGAAACAACACGAATGTGCATTGTTTTATATGTCTCAACTATCGGCAGAGGCAGAAGGAAAGGTACAGCTAAACCAAAGTATGATGGAGGGTAGCCGTACTGGTAAGGCAGCAGAAGCAGACTTGATGCTACTGATTGCTAAGAATCCAGTTAAGACAGAGGCTGGTGAAGATGAAGATATGGAGCGTCATATCAACGTGGTTAAGAATAAATTAACTGGTTGGCATGGTCGTGTAACTTGTGAACTAGATTATAAAACAGCGAGGTATGTAGCATGATAGCACGTAAAGCATTTAACAAAGAATTGTATCAACAGTATGACGAACTGGCTAAAAAGAAAACAACAGAACATCTACAAAGTCTTGGATGTCAGGTTGTTCCACACCCCAATCGTTATGCACAAGACCTAATGGCTAAGACAGAGATGAATAAGTTTATGGTCGAGTGTGAGATTAAGATTGTTTGGAAGACAGATGACTTTCCGTATGAAACTGTGCAGTTGCCAGAACGAAAGAGTAAGTTTTTCAATGAGCGTACTTTGTTTTATATCTGGAATGAGGCCACTACACGGGCAGTAACTTTTTGGTCTGATGACATAAAAGACTTGACTCCTGTAGAAGTTCCTAATAAATATGTACGAAAGGGTGAATACTTTTATCAAATACCCTTACATATGACAAAGTTTATAGAGGCGTAGAATGAAACTTACTTTAGATGTAGAGAACACTGTTACACACAGGGATGGCAAAATGCATCTTGATCCCTTTGAAGAGGTTAATTCACTAACTATGGTGGGTATGCTCACAGATCAAGATAATAAAGCCATAGTCACTTTCGATCATAGTGAGGTAGAACCAACAGGTTTTGGTAGAGAACTTGTTCAGGATTGGCTAGATCAAGCAACTGTATTAATAATGCACAATGCGGCATATGATTTATTGTGGCTGTGGGAGTCAGGCTTTACATACGATGGTCCTGTGTTCGATACGATGCTTGCAGAATATGTATTACAGAGAGGTGTTAAGGAACCGTTGTCTCTTGAGGCTTGTGCAAAAAGGTATGACCTAGACACTAAGAAACAAGAGACACTAAAAGAATACTTTAAGAAGGGGTACAGCACTCGTGATATACCACATGATGAGTTGTCTGAATACTTATCTTCTGATTTAAACGCTACGCAGCAACTTGCTGATAGGCTTATGTATCGTCTTAATACACCAGAAGATAGTGGGCTAATGAAGACTGTTGATCTGACAAACAAAGTAGCCTGTTGTCTTGCACGTATATACAGAAATGGATTCACAGTTGATCTGCAAGCACTTGATGATGTTAGGGATGAGTTTGAAGCAGAGAGAGTTCAGCTTACCAATGATCTACAGGCTCATGTGCGTAAACTTATGGGTGACACTCCAATCAATCTTAATAGTCCAGAGCAGCTATCTTGGGTTATCTATGGACGTAAAGTTATAGATAAAACAGATTGGGCAAACTCTATTGATCCATATGAAGATGATGATGATTTCCGTAGTATGATAAACACTAAGACACAGCGTATGTACAAAACAAATGCTGTTCAATGTGAAGAGTGTAAAGGCAATGGCTACATACAAAAGATTAAGAAAGACGGTAATCCATATGCTAAACTTAGTAGGTGTCAAAAATGTGACACAAGTGGGTATCTATTTATTGACACTGGTAAACTTGCCGGGTTGAAGTTCAAAGTTCCTAATCCAAAGTGGGCCAGTGCCAATGGTTTCACAACTAGCAAACAGAACCTGCAAATACTAGAGGGTGCAGCTAGAGCAAAGGGAATGGATGATGCTGTAGACTTTTTATCAAAGGTGCGTAGGCTAAGTGCCGTGGATACTTATCTATCTTCTTTTGTAGAAGGTATATCTACTCACACTAAAGCCGATGGAAAGTTACACGTAAGTTTACTACAACATCGCACTGCGACAGGCCGACTGTCTGGTGCTAATCCAAACATGCAGAACATGCCACGTGGCGGCACGTTTCCTGTAAAGAAAGTATTTGTGTCACGATGGG